AGGCTTCTGCTATTGTGCTGAATACGGGTTCACCGTTGATTGTGCCTACGCGCTCACGCTGCGCAGCTTCTGTTTTTATGTCGCTCATCTTTTTCTGCTTTTCTTTTGATCGTAGCGGGTGACCTTTTGGGAACAGGTCAGTATCATGTTTACCGCCTCTAAACTTTTCATTTTTTAAAGCGTAAAGGTAACTGTTAACGCGAGCCATGGCCCACTGTTCAGGGGTCTTGACTGATGGCCGCACGCTTCCCGGGTTAGTTTTGTATGCACCAACGCCGCGATCATAAACCTTTTCCAGCATTGGCACTGTAGCTTTTTTATATGATACGCTTACGCTTTCGTTGTGTTCCTTTACTTTATTCTTAAGCGCCTTTGCACGGTTGCGCTGCTGTCGTTCGGTCATCTCTTCAACTTTCTTTTTCGCCCAAGGTAGCATTGATTTACCGCCCCAAGCGTCATACATCAAACCACCGCAACCTTCGTCATAGGGTACGTCAGCATTCTGTGCGTGACGGCTTAGGAAACTGTAGACACGCTTTATGGTGTCGTCGCTCAAGCTCTCACGGCTGGCAATCTGACTTGCGCGCTGCTTACCTACTGGCGTGCCACAGCTCCCCCATCCGTTTTCATCTACGTACTTAAGGACGCGCTTGGCGTTGTTAACTGCAGCCTGTGGGTAATCTTTAGACACCGCTGCTGAGTTTAGTGCTGTACTCGTCGAGCTTGTCGAGCGCGATTTGATTGACTTGAACCATGTGAGCGTCGCCACCTTGTACGCCGTTCATGTCTTCTGTGCGTCGTGCTTCGTTGATACTCATAATGCCAGCCTTGACAAGAGTGTCATAATACTGAGCGCGGCTCACGCTGTCGCCTCGCAAAAGGTCCGCAAGGTCAAAGCGCGTAAAATGCGTCAAGCGCTCGTCAGGTGCGATGAGCTTGCAATTCATCTCCTGCTCTATCTGCCGCGTCCATGGAACGATGGTGTACTTAGCAAACTGAATAGCCTGCTGCTCCGTGTTGCTGTAGGTCACATTGGACTGCACACCTACAAGGCTTGGAGGTACGCCAAAGATTCGGCATATCTCTTGATTCAAAAAGTCGCGCTGCTCGTTCAGGCTTGCGTTTTCAGGATCAACCGCAATGCGGTCATACTTAAAACCAAAGGGTAACAGTTTGGTGCCCAACTGGTCACCGCTGTTGTTCCAACTGTCTTTGATGATGTCAATCTGTTCTTTCTTGAGTGGTTCATTGCTTGACAAGATACCGGTCATGTTTCCTGAGCTACCAAAGAACTCAGCAGCAAAGTCTTGCGCTGCCTTAGCAAGTCCAAGCATCTCGCGGTGTAGTTCTATGGGGCTTTGTCCGTACAGGTTGCAAACTCGCAGCATGTCGGCGTGCATGTAAATGCCATGGTCTTTGACCTCGTACATAACCTCACCGTCGACCATCTTCTCCTTCACCGACTTGGGGTTGACAATGCAAAGCTCGTAAGGGTCGCCATTTGGCAGGCGCTTAATGATAGCATACGCCTTGCCGTAAATAAGAATATTAGCCACGTAGGTTTGCCAAAAGTCGTATGCAGTATAGCCCTCCTCTGCCTCTACGCTAATGAGTTCCTGAATGGGGTGACCCACGCTAACCTGTACGCCGTTCTCGGTGCGACGCATAACGTCAAGGTGTAGCTGCGCAATCGTGCTGCTGATGCGTTGAACGCACGCGTAAACTGTCGACAAGCCCATAGCTGACTCGGTGTCTACAAAAGCACCCGACCGCGTGCTGATACCGCGTAAGTGCGATGCAAAATTATGGTGACCTGTGTACGCTACTTGATAGCCGTCACGCTTGAAAATTCTTTGGAACCAGTTAGCCATTGCGCGCAAGTTACGAAAGGTTGATAATCTCAAAATAGCCCTCGTCTTCTGTTGGGCTTTTCATGTGTTCGCCGATGCCCATAATCATTGCAACGATTGGGTCAATCTTTCCGCCGCTCTTTTGTTTGTCAGCTTTGATGTTGCCAGCTGGGTCCATCTTCAGCTCGACGTTTCCAAGCGCCCAACGCAGCACAGGATCACCGTCATGCCACAGCTTGCCCGTCCGTACCAGCACCTCAAGCTGCTTAGTCGGCGAACTCATAGATACAAAGCCTTGACCGAACGGCACGAGCGGCACGCCATCGTCAACAAGGTCGATGGCAATCTGCGTGCTGTTGTATCTGTCGAACGCAATTTTTTGCACGTTGTACGTGTGCATCAAGCTCGACTCCTCAACCACTTGCCCCTCGGGTTTGTTCATCACGCCGCTCACCTTTCGGCGTATGCTTGCGTAGTCAGTTACGTTGCCGTCAGTCAGGTGTACATTAGGCAGCTCAAGAAAGGTGCGATAGATGTGTGACGGTTCGCGATCCAACACTTGGTGCACCGTGTCGCTTGGAAGAAAGTAGTGACCGCGCACATGATAGCCGCCGTCTTGAGGGTAACACATCACCAGCGCCGTCATATCGCTAACGCTTGCAAGGTCAAGACCGCCCCAGCATTTGAGGCCGTCAAGGTTGACGTCGCGCTTGTTGCGCATCCAAACCTCATCCTGTATCCACGTCTTTGAAGCCGTCACCCATTTGTTCAGGTGCTTCGTCTTGAACTCTACCTCACGCGAGCCGCCGAGGTTTATGGCTTGCTGCAGCTGGCTGTCCAGCAGCTGACTACGCAGCGCCGTACCTAGCGAAGGATTAGCCTTTATCCACGTGCTGCTGTCGGTCCAGTCGTCATCGTCGTCTAGTTCGTACAGAATCGCAAACTGCGCATCATCATGCTTTATGCCGTCTAAGATTTCCTTGCACGTCTTCTGTAGTTCGAAGCAAGGTGATTCACGATTAAAGCCAGCGGTCGTAATTGTAAAGTGCAAAGGATTGCGCCGCGCCTGCATACCCGATCTAAGCACGTTGGCCACGCCGTCGGTGGTGTGTGCGTGGTATTCGTCAATCCCTGCAAAGTGCACATTTAATCCATCGAGCGTGTCGCGTTCTGAGCTGAGGTACGTGCACCGCGCCGAAAGCGTCGGCGCTTTGATGTCGTGCTTACCTGCTTTGAGGTGCTTGCGGAGCGGCGGCGAAAGCGTAACCATCCTCTGCGCTTCGTCGAATCCGATTTTAGCTTGGTCTTTCTTAGTTGCTGCAAAATATACTTCAGCAGCTTTTTCTTGATCAAAGAAAAGAGCTGCGAGCGCAGCACCAGCCATGAGAGTCGTTTTACCATTCTTGCGAGCAACCGTGATATAAGCATAGTTAAATCGTCTTGTTCCGTCTTCACGAAACCACCCGTAAAGATTCCACAATATAAACTTTTGCCACGGAAGCGGGTCAAATGGCTTACCGTCCCATTCACCAACTGTGTGCCTGATGGCGCGCTGGAAAAATGTGATGTACGCCTGCGCTGTCTTTGGCCGAAACTCAAGGCCGCGCTCCTCGGCGGTGTCGAGGTCGGTAAGGTAGCGCTCGCACGCTTTGCGCGTGTACTTGCCAGCGACCAGCTTGCCATGCACTACGTCGAGCGCATACTGGTGGGCTTCACCTTCAAGCATCTTTGAACGTCAGCAGCTGCTCCAGTTCGTCATCCATCTCCACGTCAACCTCGATGCGCTTGCGTGCTGCGGGCGTCATGCCCAACTCTTTAAGCACCACGAGGTACTTTGATCGAGACTCGACAAGCATTTGATGTTCAGGCCTGTGCTTGGTCATGGTGTCGCCTGCACGGTTGACCGTTTCGTAGGTGTACCCCTTCTCGTCAATGATGGCCTGCAGCTCGCTGACTTCTACGGTCAAGCACGCGGCCATCTTCAGCAGGTCTTCGTCCAGTGCGCCGATGTGTCGAGCACTGCGCAGCGCCTCCTTAATGCGGGCGTATGCTACCTGTTGCTTTGGTGTCAAATCGTTCATGTGTCAAAATTAGCTGTCAAATTGCGACAAAAAAAACGCAATATTCGCCCCATGGTACTACGGCGATGCAGCCGCAAATTGCTCATATTTTTTGCACCCCCTACCGCATATGCGCTTCTGCGCCACTTTTCTTAGCATGGCACGACTCGCACATGCTCTGCCAGTTGCTGCTGTCCCAAAACTCACCGCCCAGCCTAACGGGTTGAATGTGGTCCACCACCTTAGCCAGCCTATCGCACACTACGCACGTCGGATGCTTCTTGATGTAAGCCAACCGCGCGCGTCGCCATGCCCCTGACCAATAGCGCTTGTCTTGTGGCCTCTCGCGTTGCTGCTTCTTCTTGCGTGGGTCGGGCGTCTGCTTACGTGGTATCGTCGGCATCTGCGTAAATGATTAGGCCAGTCAGTGCAAACAGTTTGC